GATCTGCAGCTCCTATGAAAGCATTACCTAAAAAATTTTTTAATCCTAAACCTGTTTTAGTTCCCATTAAACCAGCAAAGCTTGTTCCAGGTATACCAAATGTCAATGCAGCTAAACCTGCAGCTTTACCAATAGGTGATTTAACTATCTTCTTAATAGTCTTACCTATAGACTTAACAAAGCTTCCTAATCCGTATAATTGTCTGGGTGTTTGTCCTCTAGAAATTGGCATAATCTCCTATCTTATTTCGTTTTTCCAAATAAATCAAGACTTGGCATGATAACTTTTACGTCCTGAGCCATGTCTTCGTTTTTATAACCTTTAGCTTCCCAATCTTTTCTTTCCTTAAAAAGCTCTCCAGTTTCCTTGTGTCTGTACGTTGTTTCTACTTTTGCTGGTTTTAGTGTTTCCATTACGTTACTACCTGTCTTGGTTTTACCTGTAATATTGAAGCTACTACATGCAACTCGTTAGCCTGAGCAGCTTGTACTTTCAAAACTTCACTTTCTTCCAATACTAAAGGTTGGGTTAATAATTCTACTGTTGTATTTGATCCAACAGCTTTAGCTTTAAACAAACTAAATATGTTTCCTGATGCATCAACCAAAGTCACATCAATCGTAGTTCCTGATCCTGCATCTTCTGATACTAATATAGATTTTACAATAGCAGTTGTTGCTGTGGGCACTGTATATACAGTGGTTAAATCTGTTGTAGTCAAATCTGACTTTGCATTTAAAAAAGTATTTGCCATTAATTTAAAAAGAAGTTTTCTGCTTCTACCTCATCTTTTAAATCTTGTTGAAACGTCGTGTTTAATTTTTCTATTACAGCATCTAAATCTCTAACTTGTGAATCAGCAACTTGTTGAGAGTATTCTTTACTAGGTCTTGTTAATACTTGTACTATTTTTGCCATTATCTACGTCCATCTGGTTGTGTATCTAATCTAAAAGTACCAAGTTTCCAAGATTGTGATGCACCTGTATTTTCTATTTTTAAAGATAGAGCTCTAGCTCTTGCTCTAGTATCTATTTTACTAGTAGAAGAAGTAATTGTAAAGGGTCCAAGTGGTGAACTAGCTTGTGAATCATTAGAATAATTACGTAACTGTAAAGTTACTTGTGTGTTTCCTGTTTGTGATAAAAAGTCTGGTACAAATCTTCTTATTTTCATTATAAATTCACCATCGCCTCTAAACGTTGCAACTCCTGTTGTTTGACCTAATTGAGATCTTTGAGCTGTAATATCAAAATCTCCAGATTCAATATTAGAAGTAATAGCTGTAGTTGCACCACCTTTTATTTGATCAGTTCCTGTTTCATGTTCATAGTATGTTGTACAACCATCTGTATTGCCGACTACATCATAAGAATTATTACTGTCTGCATCATATTCTGTAGCGTGAGGTAAACCAAATATAGCTGAATCTTTCCAAGTTCCTCTTGCTAAAGTGCCTGTAGTCCACACTGGTCTTTGTGGAGTTGAATCAAAGTAATTATAAGTTACACATCTATCAAGAATTGTTGAACCCTCAGAACAATAAAACCAAGTAATTTCACCAAACAAATTATTTAAACCTGCATTAATTAATTGTGATGCTGTAGTATTTAAATTTGTAAAAACAAAATCTTCTACCAAACAAATCATAGATTCTAGATTACCAGAGTATTTAAAAAATCCGTTTTCTGAAAACCAATAAGCAGCACCATCAACTTCAATCGCAGCGTTCTGTCCTATTAATCCACAGTTTGTGCCAACTTGTGCAAAACCAAAAGTAAAAGGTGATCCAACAAAACGCATAGTAAATAAAGATGTATCTGACCATATATAGATAGCATCTCTACCTCTAACTGCTCCTACAATTCTTGATCCGTCTGCTAGTCTTTGTGTACCAGCTGTGTTAGTTGCGGTAGGTGTATATGAATTTATATTTTCTTGATCTGAGAATCTTATAAACATTTCATCTTGAGAAGTCTTGTCACCAATAGTTGTTTCAGTTCCAAAGAATACTAAGTGTCTATCAGGTGTGGATACTATCATGTCTCTTGATGCAGTTGGTGCACCAGATATAATTGTAGCTCGTGTTGATGTAGCGTTTGATGCATCAGCATTCCATTGAAAAACTTCTGCATTATGAATCAATGCAATTACAGTTTTACCAAAAGCATCAATACTCCAAAGACCTGGATCAAGAACTAAGTCACCAGATGCAGCTTCACCCCATGCAACATAGTCTGATGAGTTAGTAACTGTAGCACCGCTAGAGTGTCCAGACCTTGTAGAGTTTCTAACTCCTCTGGTAATTCCTGTTAAATCATTTCCTGAGATACCCGTGTAAGATATTTCTTCATTACCAACTTGAATAAAATTTGTGCCTGAAGATGGAAAGTTTGATGTGCTTGTTAATGTAATAGAAGTTCCTGATCCTCCTGTTCCTGCGGTATCATCTAGTAAAGCACCATTTAAAGTTGTTGTAGTTGCTCCTGTTTCTTCACCGCCCCAAGAACCTAAACCCCAACCAAATCCAGCTAACTGTTCTGCAGGTCCAACAGGATAATAAGATTGAACTCTAATACCTCCTGATGTTGTAGCTCCTGACCCAGTTTCATTTGATGGCATTGTAATTGTAAGTGTAAGTGCTGTAGCCGATGTAACCATAAATTTTTTATCATCAAAATCTGATGCACTAAAATTAGAATTTGTAATTGTCGTAAAGTTATCTAAAAGTACGATATCGTTAGCGTTTAAATTGTGTGGAGTTGAAAAAGTAATTGTAACTTCGGCAGATCCATTAGTAGTTGTAAAAGCGTTAGTTAAAGTTGTAGTTGCTTTTATAGGATGTATGTCGTAAAATACACCACCTGTGTAAGCATATAAAATTCTGTTAGTTCCTATAATAGAGTATTTAATACCTTCTTTATTAACTAGATGAAACAATGCTCTAGCTGCACCGGTTAATTTATTATCACCTAATTGTTTCCAACCACCTATTTTTTCAGGTGTGCCATATCTAAACCTTACATTGTCACCACCAACCCATTGTCCCTCGGCTGTAGTTTCTGTAATTTGTTTATTAAATCCTGGTTGAAAGCCTATTTTTTGTAGCATAGTCTTGACATTATATAATGAGATAGGGTTAAAATCTACTTAAAAGTTGTGACCAAAACTATACGCTCTCCCACTTTTGGAAAATAATGAAAATGAGGTTTGTTTTCAAAACAAATTGCCCTGTATTGTTGTGGTTGAATCTCATATTTCTTGTTATTTCCTAGTATCACTGTTCTAGCATTTTTGTCTTGTGGATCATTTAAATAAATTAAAAGTTGTTTATGAGGAAACGAATGGTCCTGATGAACAGGACATTTTTCAAATCCATTTGGATAAGTAAAATTAACAGCCATTCTTAATATCTCTTTATATTTTATTTTGTGTTTCTCTGTAAATTCTACAACCATGTTAACACAATCTTGATAACAATCAGAGTTTATTAAATCATCATCTCTTTTTTTTATAACATGAGCTAAAAAAGGTATATGTTCTTCAGAGTCAATAATTAATTCACCACCATAATAATAAGGAAATCCTACATTTAGAAAAGATTGGTGTATGTATCTTTTACTAAGGTCACTTAAAAAATTATCATCTTTTATAAAAAACATATTATCTAAAATTAAAGGCTAAAGATATCCTTTCCTCGTTTGTAAAATTAGAAGATACCATGTGTTTTATCCATGATGGAAACAAATATAAAGTATTTTCTTTTGGTTTAAATTTCCATATTTGAGAATTGTATTTATTATATTCTTTAATTCTTAAAGGATAAAATCTTATTAAATTTTCATTACTAAAAATTAACTCCCCTGAGTTTTCAGGGACTTTTATATAAAATATACCAGACACAACTGAGTTTGGATGATCATGAAGCATGTTGTAGTCTTTATTTCTATTAACATTTAACCAAATGTTATCTAAAAAAACTTTTTCACAACCTATAATTTTAGCTAATTTATTTGCTTCTTCTTCTAATACATTTAGAAAATTTTTATCATTTACAAAAACATTAAACTGATCACCACCTATGTTGCTAACGTGTTTCTTTTCTTTTTTAATGATATTTATAATAAGTTTTGAAAGATCAAAACTATATTCTTTATACAATATCTTTTGACAAAAAATATCTATCTCGTTCATTTTCTTTTAAAATAAGATGGTAAGCCTAAATATTCTCTAGAATCATAAATGTTATCCTTGGCTCCTGGTTTTTTAGAATCATTATAATGTAAAAACACTTGAGCACATATCTCTCCTTCAAAATATTCTCTCCAATGATCCTGTTTATCTCCTTTATAAATTAACATGTCACCAGGTCCTAAAGTAATTTTAATACTTTTTTTACCTGTAGGTTGAAGATATATAGGCCAAGGGTCTCCACCTAAATTCATAGTTGTAGATATTTCACAAGAGTATCTATCTCTATGTCTTTCAAGCACATCTCCATGTTTATAAGTTCTCATGTATGCATAATTAGGAAAAAGATTTAAACCAGTATTTTTTTCCATAACATTGTGACATCTTAAAAGTAAAGTTTCCATTGCAATGTCTCCATATATTGAAAAAGTATTAGGAGCTTGCTTATCATTTAAGACTCCATGCATATCTTCAAAAGGAGAAATGTATTTTGTTTTGGTTAATATTTTATGTACGTCTCTTTTTAACAAAGAGTAGTTATATAGAAAAGAAGATAATTCTTTATCAATTACCTTTCTTAAAACTGTATAATGTTTCTTTTTAAAATCAATCATAATAATTTATATTTATATTTATTCTAGACTTTGTATCTGTTTGAGTAACACTTCTATGTCTTATATTTCCATTAAAAATAACTGCACTATTTTCTTTGGAAAAAACTTTATGTTCTTTAGTAAATTCTGTGTAACCATTATTTGTATTCATATTTAAAAGACACACTTTATGTTTATCATCTCTATCAGTATGAAAACAATGTTTGATAGATTTTTGAGATCTAGGATATAGATTTGCTTTTGCTCTTATCAGTTGTTTTTCACTAACATTTATCTTATTTAAAATAGGAATTATATGTGTCTTATAGAAATCACTGTTAACTACATCAGTATAATAAAGATGGCAAAAAAAGTAATCATCATCTCCTTCAAGAATTACTGTGTTTTGAAAATACCAAGGAAACGAGTTAGATAATAAATCTTTTTGAATTATACTAAAATCTTTTTTATTTAAAAAATTATCTATGACTTTCATATAATCTCTATAATTGCTTGCCTATCTCCAAAAGCTACATATTTATATTTTATTCTATTCTTTTTTACGTATTCTTGCCAAGCCTTATATTCATTTTCTTGCCAGTTTATATATCCAATATATTCATCAAATAATATTATACATCCTTTTTGTAATCTTTTTTTATCAATACAATTAAATATATCTTTTGTAGATTCATAGGTATCACAATCCACATGTATAAATGAAATCTTATCTTTTTTATTTTTAAAAAATTTAGGTAGTGTATCTTTAAACCAACCTTTAATCGCTTTAACGTTTTTATTTAAATTAGGAACCTTGTTATTTAAACTTAAATAACCTTTTCCAAAATAACCACCTCTCCAATCTTCCTGCATTCCTAAAAAACTATCAAATCCATACCACGTTACATTAGATATAATATTAGAAAAATAATTTAAGGAAGTTCCTTTGTAAACTCCAAATTCTAAATGAAGTCCTTTTGTATTTATTTTTGATAACGCAATGTCCCACCAACCATGATCTGCAAACATAGCACTATTTTTATACTTTCTAATATAGTCAACAGATTCTTTAACAGCCTCTTCAGTTAAAACATCGTAAGGTCTTTTATATAAATAAAATAAATTATCTGCGTCTATCTCTTTAGTAATTTTCATTTAGCCTCTGTTAGAAAAACAAACATTACCACTTACAATTAATCTTTTTTTATCTTTGTTGTTTCTTACCTCATGAGGAATACATCCTAAAAATATAATTAACTTTCCTTTCTTAGGAAAAATTTTGTGATGAGATAATTCAACATAGGGATAACCTAAATTATAAAAATAAGTTGGTGACGAATTTTTTGTGCTGTCTATGTAATATATAAAAGAATATTCTTGTAATCCTTTTGAGTGTATGTGTATACTGTGTAAATCATTTTCATTATATTTTTGAATCCAACAATTTCTCATATGATAATTATCGAAACCTAAAAAATTAGATACCTTTAAAATGTAAGGTGATAAAACCTCACTTGTTTTTTCAGTAAAATTTTCATCTTGATCATAAAAATTATTATCGTTATCTTTATCTTTATGTAACTTAATACCTTTTACAAATTTATTGTAGTTTGGCTTTACGTCAATATCAAATTCAAATATGTTTTGAATAAATCCTATGTGGTTCATACAAAGGGTCTCCCTAAATTCCACATAACCAAACTATATCTTGTTCCTTTTGTAATTGGATTTACTCTGTGCCATACAAAAGATGGAAACACAACAATAGATCCTTTAGATAAAATTTCTGTACATTTTCTAAAAAATTTTTTTCCACATTTATCTTGATTTCTAAAATCAAATTCTAACTCTCCACCTTTATACTCACTTGAATCTGTTAATGAACATGTAACAGATAGCTTTCTTATCTTACCAAATTGATCTGGTTTATTCTTATCGCTGTATGGACTCTCAAGTGTATCACAATGCCAGTCATAAAATTGATTTTTTTTGTACTTGGTAAATTGACAAACTTCAGGTTTATCAAGACTAAAGTTCCAGCCTGCATTTTTATTAGCCATATCTACATAAGGAATTATTTCTTTGTAAATCCAATTTTCATCTAACCAAGCAATATTAGAAACTCTTTTCTTTTTAAAAAACTTTTTTGTTTTACTGTCTATAGTTTTAATATTATCAGAATTTATTTTTCCAATATATCCAGTTTCTTCTCTCAAAGAGTTTCCATATTTAATTACTTCATCACAAAATTTGTGTGAAAGAGCATCTTTAAAATACCAATAATATTCTTTTAGTAGCATTAACTTGGAATCAATTCTACCCAACCTGTCAGAATATATTTATCTCCTTTTAATGGCGGATTGCCTCTATGAACATGCGTATAAGATGTAGGAAACACTACTAATCTTCCCTGTTGTGGTTTTATTCTTTTTGTTTGATATAAAAATTCTGTTTCTCCACCTTCTTTTACTGTGTTTAAATATAATATAAATGCCATGATTCTATTTCTATTTAGAGCATCACCACTTTCACAGTGCCAAATATGATACCCTGTTTGTGGAACTGTTTTTTGTAGTTTAACATCTTGAATACTATGTGTAGAAAATAAATCTAAAATACTATATTTTTTTAAATATATTGGGTAAACTTCTGTAAAAAATTTTTCAGTAAAATCTCTAGCTGTATAGTTAACATTAAATTCTTTTATGCCTTGTTTGTTAGCATATTTTATATTTGCTATAATATCATAATTATTATCGTCTTTTATATGAGATGGAGTTTCTCTTTCCATTACTAGTCTATTTTTTTCCATTTCTTTATAAAAAGAAATATAGTGTTCGCAAAAATCTTTGTCGAAATAATTATCAAAAACTCCAATATGATCTTGATCTATTTTATTTGATGCCATTTTATTATGTAGTGAGTTAAAATTTCTTTTTCTTTATTTTTACTAAAATAAAAATTAATACCGCTATTAAAAGTTATACATTTATTTTGTTCTACAGGAACTGTCCAATTTAAATTTTTATGTCTATGGTCATCATATTCTAATTCTAAAAAATTAGATGAGTTATCCATAAAATAAACTGTAATAAAATCAGGAGTGTTAGTTGAAGAGTAAAAATCTAAATGATTTCTTTTTAAAGTAGATTCATTGTGATCTTGTTTTAATAAATAATGATCCATAAAATCTACAGTAATTTTATGCTTTGCAGATAATTTATTTCTAATATACCAAGATATCCAATTTAAATTTTTATTGAAACCGCAAGAATACTCTTGATAATTATTTAAATTTTCTGCGTTAGATGCTATTTCTTTTATGGCAAATTTTTTTACATCTTCTTTATTTACATTAGATATATCAGGAAGATAATCTCCATAAAGAGATGTTTCGGATAGTAGTATCTTATTCATATATAATCTTTATAGATTATATGTACTACAATTTTTAATTAGTTTCAACTACCCAATTAGTATTTTCTTCGTCCCAATATACTCTTTGAGTTTCAGGGTCAAATGTAGGTTCATCTACAGGAGCTTTCCAAAGTCCTGTTGAAGAGTCGTATACCCAGGAAGGGTATGGTTTTTCATCTTTAAAAACATCTAGTTCAGAGTCATAACTACCACCTATAGCAGCAGGTAATTTTCTAGTGCCATCATTAAAGTATTCTTTCCAATTACTCCAACCATGGTCAGCTTGAAGTTTTGCTATGCCCTCTGCCTCAGTGGCTGCATCTTCATCTTTTACCACTATAACATCTAAGACTGTATTATCTGTATCTAATTTTGCAAAATATTTCATAATTACTATTGGAATTGATACCTTATCATTACAACACCGTTTCCTCCAGATGATGCTGTTCTAGGACCGGATCCTCCTCCAGCTCCTCCGCCTAAACCATTTGTCCCAGCTTGAGAGTTAGAGTTATCTTGTGCGCCATGTCCGCCTCCGCCTGAGCCTCCTGATCCAATTCCATATCCGGAT